GCGCCGTCACGCTTGAACAGCAGCAGGCGCAGGGCGATGAGCGCGCAGAGCGCCGCCTGCACGATGAACAGAGCTTTCATGGTTGGTTGCCTCCCTTGTCGCCGTTGCCCGGCATGCCCTTGAAGATCGCGCCCAGGCGGTCGCCGTTGTCGGCCAGGCGGATGAGCGCCAGCAGCAGCTTCACCACGACGGCGGACGCCACCAGCGCGCCCACGGCCTGGCTGACTTCGGTGTTGGTGGGCAGTGCTTTGGCGATCAGCGCGGCGGCCAGCGGTGCCGACAGCAGGCCGGCCACGATCGACGCAACCAGGAAGCCCAGCTTCTTCACGGTGCCGAGCTCGCCGCTGTTCAGCACGAACACGGCCGCGCCAGCGAACGCACCAAGCACGGCGCCCGGGTCGACGCCAGGCAGAAAGATGGACAGCGCGCCGACGCTCGTCACAGCGAGCGTGGCGGTGGTGCTGGTGGAAATGGGTTCAGCCATAGGGGTTCCTTGGGTTCAGTCCCAGAGCTGGACCATGGGCACGGCCGGCTGCGGGGAAATGTCGGGCATGTCGAGCTCGGTGCCATGCGGCAGGACCGGCCCGAGGTCGGCAATGCCCGGGTTGGCCAACAGGACGGCTTCGGTGACGCCTGCCGTGCGGCCGTAGACCCGCAGGCAGATGGCGTCCACGGTGTCACCCTGGAGGGCCCGTAAGCGCATCAGATGAGCTCCACGGTCGTGCGGGCGACGCCCATCAGGTCACTGATCGCCCAGCGCGCGTCGCGGCGCAGATCGTCCACGCCCAGGTTCTCCGCGTCGGCCTTTCGGTCGCCGGCGGCCGTGGCGTCGATGGTTCGGTACCGCTCGATCAGCCAGGCGGCCGCCATGCAGTGGACCGCGCGGTGGTAGCGGTGCAGGTGTGCGCTCTTGCCGTCGATCTTCGGCGCCGGCACATCGGCCAGGGTCAACCGGCCGAATGCCACTTGCGCCGTCTTCCAGGCCTCCAGCTCGGCATTGACCGAGATGACAGCTTCCACCAGCGAAGCGCGCAGGCGTTGCGGCGTGACGGTGCCATCCAGGCGCATGGCCGCGTATGCCTGGTCGACGTCGATATTGGGGAAGAAACCGTCGTTGATGACAGGCGCGCCGCCAGGCTGTGCCGGCGCGGGTACGGGTGCGGCTGCAATGAAAGAAGACATGGGTTCAGTTGGCTGGGAGGCGGTGGACGGGGCGAGACTTCGCGGCACGCCGGAAGACTGCCCCGTGCCGCCTGATGCGCGGGGTCACGCTCGGTGTCAGCGCTTCCCGTCGCCCTCCTGGGCGCCGGGCGGGGCTGCGTTCTTGATCTCGCGCTCGATGCGCTCGATGTCCTTCTTCACGCCGGATTTGTCGTGCAGCTCCAGCGCGCGGCGGAGGTGCGCAAGCGCCTGTGTCTGCAGCTCGCGGAAGGTGGCCGCGTCCATGCCGGTGCCAGCCTGGCTGATCGCATAGCCCAGAGCCTTGTGCAGCTTGGCGCGTACCTCGTCGGGCATGTCTTCATCGCTCACCAGGGCTTCCAGCTCCACCAGCGCGCCCACATCTTCTGGGCGAATTGCATCGGGCGCCTTGAGCACCAGGTTCGCGAACTCTTCCGCGATCAGGCATGCCGTCGTCCGCTGGTACTGATCCGGCATGGACAGCTTGTGGCGGATGGCATAGGCGGCCATGGGCAGGGCAGCAGCGAAGTCGCCCGCGTCGATGTGCCAGACCATGACGGTCATGAAGACTTCGTCTTGCACGCCGCTGTCGGCCTCCAAGACGCCGGCCACCCAGGCGGCGTACTCGGGCAGCATCTTGCGTTTGGCCTCGGCCTTGCGCTCGACTGACTGCACTTGCTTGAGCGCGCGCTTGTGCTCGCCGAGCTGCGCGAGCATGAGCTCGTAGCCCGTTGCGTGTCGCAGCGGGTTGGCGTCCTGCTGGGCCTGCGCCGCGAGGGCGGCGGAGGCCCGCAAGAAATGGTTGCGGGCCGGGCTGCTCATTACGCGGCCAACGTGATGTTCTCGACCAGCGCGGCGCAGCCGAGTTCTTCCAGCACGTAGTCGTCGTTGCTCGACTCGTAGTTCTCAATGCGATCGCGCTTGGCGTTGTCCACGATCGTGCGACGGCGGCTGCCTTCCTGGAAGTAGATCGAGAGGTTGTCCAGACGCGTCACCAACAGACCATTGGCCGGGAAGTAGGGGACGCGTACCGCCGGCAGATTGCCGATGCGCTTCTGGCTGACGATCATGTCGACGGCCATTGCGTCGGTGGGGCGGTTCGTCTGGTTGATGATGGGGAAGTACTTGTCGGCCAACAACTGGCGACCGCACACCACAACCAGCTCCGGATCTTCGGCGTACCACGGGTCAATCATGTGGTTCGTCACGTCGTAGACCAGGGCGTCCAGATTGGCGTAGTCGCCGCCCGCGCCACCGATGACGATCTTCCCGGCGGTCTTGCCGTCCTTCATGACGCGCTGCGGCGCCTGCTCGCGCATCTCCTGCAGCCAACCCTTGTTGACGTCCTGCAGCATCGGATTGGCGGCACGGTCGGAAGTCGGTGCGCGCTTCACCCCGTGGAAGCCGATCATGATGCGGTCCAGTGCCTGGCGCCGAATGATGGCGTCGCGGATGCGCGTCTGGAAGTCCGGGAATTTGGCCCAAGCGTCCAGCTTCGTGTAGGTGATGTGGGTGTCCGAGTTGGTCTGGTCGCAGCGATAGCGGCGGCCATCCAGCGTGGAGATGTCCGATGTCTGACGGTCCTGCTTGGTCGTGTCGGTCGTGCTTGCCACCGGCCCCGAGACGCCCAGGCCGACTTTCTCGCCTTCTTGCTCGGTCACACCGTGGATGTTGATCTTCTGCAGGAACTCGCTCGATTCCTGGATCTTGTCTTCCAGGCGTTGTTGCACGGTCGGCTCGACCGAAAACTTCACGTCGACGCGGTCGACGCCGTTCAGCTTGGCGACTTCGGCCGTATAGGCGTCGAAGAGGCGGCGGGTGTTGTTACGCATGTGATGACTCCGGTGTGTGGTCTTGGGGTGGTGCGGGGTCCGGTGGCCGGATCAGCAGTCAGTCTTGATGGCGGCCGCGCTGTCGCCGCCTGTGGCCGGCGGGCGCGAGGTGAAGGCCTGCGTGCTCTCCAGGCCGCCCTTCAAGGTGTTGAAGGCCTGGTCGCGCTGCTCGCCTTGCGTCTTGAGTGCGGCGAGTTGGTCGTTGATGCTCTTGAAGCCGGTGACAACCTGTTCGCCCATGGTCTGCACCTGTGCGGCGACAGTCTGAATCGCTTCCTCTGTGTCAGCGAAGCGCGCTTCGGTGTTGGCGTCTGTCTTGTCCTGCTTGGTGAACAGTCGCTTGATCGACTCGGCGAACCCGTTGGGCTGAGTCACGGCGGAGTAGGCGGTGGCCGGTGCCGGTGAGAAGTCCCAATCCACTTCCACCGCTTCGGTGATTAGGTTGCCGGGGCTCTGCTTGCGGGCGGCCAGTGGGTTCACCTTGGCGGTAGCGCTGAACTGGAGCACTTCACAGCCCAGGCTGGCGGGGTTGTCTGTGACAGCCAGTCCGACGAGGTACGCCTCGTTTGTGTCGGCAAACTGCGGCTGAATCTCCATCGATGAGTAGATTTTCTGGCGGGCCTTGGTGAGGGCCACCAAATCGGAGGTTGGGTCGAGCTGTGCGAACAGGGCAAGCTTCTTCTTGCCAGCCAGATCGATCTCTTCAGTCTTCAGCGCGATCACGTCGCCGTATGCCTTGAATGGGCCGTCCGGCGTGTATCCACGGATGTGTTCCATGTTGATGCGCGCGCCGTATACCTTCGGGTCGTAGTTCTTCGCCATCTGCAGGAGGTCTGCGCGTTCAATAACGCGGCCGTCGCTCGTCGCGCCTTCGGTCGCAATGCGGAAAAACTTGTCGGTCTTTACGGCCATGGGTTCCTCTGTGGTCAGTGGTTCGGTGGTGATGCCATCTTCTGCGCTGGGGGTCGCGCGGACAACGCGTTGATGTTGTGGAAACCCGCGCCACAACAGGCGCCGCGTGGCACGCGCGCGCGCGGCCGGTAGCGTTGCGGCATGACTACGCTGCCGCCCATTGCCTCCCTCACGATCGACCCGGAAAAGGACCCGCGACGCATCGCACGTACCCTGTACTGGCAGGGCTATCGCGTCGCGCGCATCGCCGAAATGCTCGGCGTCAAGGCGGTAACGATCCACAGTTGGAAGCGCCGCGACGGGTGGGCGGACACGACACCTGATGAGCGCGTTGCGTTGACGATCGAAGAGCGCTTGATGCGCCTGGTGGCGAAGGAGCAGAAGGAAGGGCGCGACTTCAAAGAGATCGACCTGCTGAACCGTCAGCTCAACAGCGTGGCGCGGCGCGAGCGCTACCGCGACGGCGGCAACGAGACCGACCTCAACCCGAAGGTGGCGAATCGCAACGCGGGGCCACGCAAGAAGGCCGAGCGTAATGCCGTCAGCCCGGATGAGCAGAGGCAGCTCGTTGAGGCCTTCCGCGATTCATTGTTCGGCTATCAGGAGGTGTGGCACCGCGCCGGCCAGGCAGAGCGGATCCGCAACATCCTCAAGTCGCGGCAGATCGGCGCGACTTGGTACTTCGCACGTGAAGCCTTCATTGATGCGCTGACGACGGGGCGCAATCAGATTTTTCTTTCGGCCAGCAAGGCGCAGGCGCACGTCTTCAAGCAATACATGGTGCAGTTCGCCAAGGACGCTGCCGGCGTGGAGCTGAAAGGCGACCCGATGGTGTTGCCCAATGGCGCCACGCTGTACTTCCTGGGCACGAACGCGCGCACCGCGCAGAGCTACCACGGCAACCTGTATTTCGACGAGTACTTCTGGGTGCCGCGCTTCCAGGAGCTGCGTAAGGTCGCCTCCGGCATGGCGATCCACAAGCACTGGCGGCAGACGTATTTTTCGACGCCCTCCAGCCTGGCGCACGAGGCCTACCCGTTCTGGTCAGGGACGCTGTTCAATCGCGGCAAGCCGAAGGACAAGCAGATCAAGATCGACGTGAGCCACGCCGCGTTGCGCGATGGCATGCGCTGCGCAGACGGCCAGTGGCGACAGATCGTGACGGTGGAGGACGCGCTGCGCGGCGGCTGCAACCTGTTCGACCTCGATCAGTTGCTTCGCGAATACAGCGACCTCGACTACGCCAACTTGCTCATGTGCGAGTTTGTGGACGACACGGCGTCGGTCTTCCCGCTCTCGATGCTCATGCGCGGGATGGTTGATAGCTGGGAGGTGTGGCCGGACTTCCGGCCGTTCGCGCCGCGCCCATTCGGTGCGCGCGAGGTGTGGGTCGGCTATGACCCGAACGGTGGGGGCGGCGACAGCGCCGCGCTGGTGGTGGTCGCGCCGCCGGCGGTCGCGGGCGGAAAGTTCCGCGTCCTCGAGCGCCACCAGTTCCGTGGCATCGACTACGAAGAGCAGGCCACGGCCATCCTGCGCGTGTGCGAGCGATACAACGTTGCCTTCATCGGCATCGACCGCACCGGCATTGGCGACGCCGTGTACCAGCTCGTCACGAAGTCGCGGCCGGACGCGCGTGGCTACACGTACTCGGTGGAGGTGAAGATCCGCCTCGTGCTGAAGGCCTTCGATGTCATCAGCAAAGGCCGCCTGGAATTCGACGCCGGCTGGACCGACTTTGCCGCGTCCTTCATGTCCATCAAGAAAACCGTCACCGCTTCCGGTGGCCGCGTCACCTACCAGGCGGGCCGATCGGAAGAGACCAGCCACGCTGATATGGCGTGGGCCTGCATGCATGCGCTTTCGCACGAACCACTCGAAGGCGCCACATCCACCAATTCAAGCATCCTGGAGTTCTCATGAGTCGAAACAAGAATCGCCGCGGCGCTGGCGCCAACACGGCACACGTCCGGAATGCCAAGGCGCGGGCATCGGAAGCGCGACACACCGATCGCGCTCCTCGGGCCGAGGCGTTTTCGTTTGGCGACCCGATAGAAGTGCTCGACCGCCGCGAGCTGTTGGACTACGTGGAGTGTATGCGGGTGGGCAAGTGGTTCGAGCCGCCGATGCCGCTCGATGGCCTAGCGCGCTCGTTCCGCGCGGCCGCGCACCACAGCTCCGCCATCTTCGTGAAGCGCAACATCCTAGTGAGCACGTTCGTTCCGCACCTGCTGCTGTCGCGCCAAGCCTTTGAACGGTTCGTGCTCGACTGGCAGGTGTTCGGAAACGCGTACCTGGAGAACCGCGTCAGCCGGGCCGGCACCAGCACGGGGCTGCAGCCGGCGTTGGCCAAGTACATGCGGCGAGGGCTGGATCTTTCGACCTACTACTTCGTGCAGAACTGGCAGCAGCCGCATGAGTTCGCACCCGGCACCATCTTTCACCTGCAGGAGCCGGACATCAACCAGGAGGTGTACGGCTTGCCGGAATACCTCTCGGCGCTCAACGCCACGTGGCTGAATGAATCTGCCACGCTGTTTCGTCGGCGCTATTACAAGAACGGATCGCACGCGGGCTTCATCCTGTACATGACCGACGCGGCGCACAGCCAGGACGATGTGAACAAGCTGCGTGAGGCGATGAAGAGCGCGAAGGGGCCGGGCAATTTCCGCAACCTGTTCATGTACGCGCCCAACGGCAAGAAGGACGGGATTCAACTCTTGCCGGTGTCGGAGGTGGCCGCGAAAGACGAGTTCTGGAACATCAAGAACGTGACGCGCGACGACCAGCTTGCCGCACACCGAGTGCCGCCGCAACTCATGGGGATCATTCCGTCGAACACCGGCGGCTTCGGGGACGTGGAGAAGGCAGCCAAGGTGTTTGCGCGCAATGAGGTGAAGCCGCTACAGGACCGGTTGCTGGCAATCAACGATTGGGTGGGGGAGGAGGTGGTGCGATTTGCACCGTACACGCTGGACGGGACTCAGCCCGCCGCAGCGTGAGCTCTTCAAGGGCCGGACTCTAGTACGCCTTGACCTCGACAATCTTTGCGCTGGCCACGTCCCTGTATGGCGACATGGCTTCGAAGCGCCACGACTGCCCGGGTTCGAGCGCCGTTGTGCTCGCCATGGTAATGCCCAGTTGTGAGCCTGCGGCATCAAGGAGCGCAAAGGTGATGAAGATTTGGCGAGTCTTCTGGCCGGTTTTGTTGTGCAGGACGCCTTGCACTGCCGGGAGGCCTGCCGGAGTCATGACCAGCGTCATGTCCGTAACGGGAAGGTTGGCAACCTGTGCGTGCGCGCTGCAGAGCGACGTTGCTGCTGCAATGGCCACGATGGCGTGTTGATAACGCATGTCCTATTCCTTTAGAAAGGGGTGAGGGGAACAATGGATCGCTGTTCGCCGTGACAGGCTCAAAAATCTGCGTAGCGCTGACCGCGAGCGGCGGAGAGGGTTTAGCGAATCTCGGGCGGAACGGTCAGGTGTCTCTTTCCCAAAAATAGCCGCCTACGATTGGCGAATCCGCTCGATTATTTGCTCAGGATGCGCAATCAAGAAGGGTTCGCCGAGCGTTTCGATCATGCTTTCATGGAGATGCTGCCTAGCATCCTCTCTACCAATCACGAGCGAGTTCTCGCCTGGCCAATAGAGCGCGGAGTGCGTTGCCTGAAGAATCATCAGCAACGACTCATAGAACCGAATGTTGCCCGCTGGGCCTGCAGCCATGAATCCGCCAGTCCGCTCACCAGTTGCGTCCACCGAGATATACAAGTCCGAACTATCCTGCACCAACACGGGGTATTCACGTCCATCCATAACGATGGTTTTCGGCATGTCTGGAGGCTGCTCGGCTTCATACTCCACTCGCCAGAATAAAGAGCCGTCTGCACTAACCTCCCGAAGCTTGATTGCCGCACCGAACGCCGATTCCAACAAGGACATCGGGATCAGTTCAGCAGGCTCGCCACGGTCATAGCTGTTGAGAAAAACTTCAAAGCCCATGGTCACAAGTCCATGAGACGAGGCAGCAGGTCTTGGTCCACTAGGCGGACCTCGATCTTGTTTGCGATCGCCACGTGCTCGGGATTGTCGGACGAGAACGGCTCGTCTGCCACGCTCACGATGATGGTGCCGGTCTGCTTCTTCTTCTCGCCGAGCACCGGGATCAGCGCGCCGGCTTCGGGCACTTCCTGCGCCGTCAGCACTTGCGGTAAGTACAGCATCCAGCCAACGCCTGGGCGATCCGGGAACACCTGCTGCATGGTGCCGTACTTGTAGGGATGGACCTCAAGAGTCATCGCAGGCCAGATTTCCAGAAGGCTCAAGACAAGCGGTAACACGAGTTCTTTGTTGCTGAATGAGTCTATGCGTTTGGTGCTCAGATTGAACGTACAGCGGAACGGCTTCGATGCCGTGGTGAGCGAACTCGTAAAGAGCGCTCCTCCAGTTCCCTCGGTGCCATTCCATACAGCTGCCTCACGCCATCCTGGTAACTCCTTTTCTTGATTCTGTGCTTTCAAGATAGACACTGCGGCTTGCGTTGGGCCCGTCTCATCGAATGCCTTGTTAAGGAGGGAGTGCTCCGGAGTATCGGCAGGCGGGTACCAACCGTGGAGTGGGAGGCCAAGCGGCTCGAGCAACTTGGCAACTCGCCACAGATCTTGGAGTTGCTGTGACTCTGTCGGCAGCACTTGCTGGTCAAGACGGAACGTTGATGTGATTTCCATGGTTACGGCTGGAGTAGAGTGGCAGCCACTACGCCCTCGCGGCCGAAACGCCGCGTGAAATAGCGATACGACAGGGGTTGCATGAAATACCAGTTCAATCGCGTCGGTGAGCTGGCAATCACGATGGCGGTTTGTGCCTGGGCTTGCCGAACAATTTTGCGATCACCGCCGCTGAGGCGGAAGAAGAATTTCGGTTCTCCGTCCTCCGGGTCAAAGAATTGGTCGTAGAGCGCCTTTGCTTCCTGCAGTAAGCACTGTGACGAGCGGAAGCCGTCGAAGTCCACGCCACCGAAATTCCACTCAGTGTACGGCGCAAAGCCGGTGATGCGCGCTTGGTAGGCGCGCGATACGTCAGACATGTTCCACCTGCGTGTTACCAGGGTTCCCTTGTCCGGCGGGCAGTCTTTGCACTTTTCCTTCGTCTTCGTTTTGGTCTGCGCCTCAGTCTGCGAGATGGGTGCGGTGCGAGCCTCGTCCGCTTCTTCTTTGCGCTTGCGCACCTCGTCAATGGCGGCGCCGCCGGCGACTGTGAGGCCTAGGGCGACCAAGAGGCGCGTTAGCGCCGCCTCAATGAGTACGGGCGCGGCGGCGACCATCAGAGGCCTCCTTCGAGTTTCTTTCGCAAAACAGCCTCCAAATCATCAAATCTTTGCTCGGGCGTTGCGCCCGGTTTGGCCAGATACGTTTCGATGACGGGATCGGTCACAAGGGTCGGCGCGTCGGCTGCCATGTACATCAGCCAGACAATGTGCGGCGTTGAGGTGAACCCAATGCGCTCCGCATAGTCGTGCGCGGCCTGCATGCGGCCTAGGATCGCCTCTCGGCCCGGGGCTCTCACCAACTCCGGCCGCTTGGCGAGAAATTGGTCACACACCGCACCGACAAACTGGCGGGCGTCGAGCGCCTGCAGCGCTTGCCATTGGTTTTCATCAAGCGTCAGCACGAGCCCTCCCAATGTGGACGCGTTCGCCATTGCGCAGTAGGTGCCATTCGTGAATGTGGGCGAAGAAGGTTTCGCGTTGCTCCGGGTTCAACACAGTGACCAGCTCAGCGAGTACGCGCGGATCCCAGAAACGCACCAGGGCGATGCGCCCGTCAGGCAGCCGGGCGTCGAGTTGCAATTGCAGCAGTTGCGCCAAGCCATGCTGGTCAGCCTCAGAAATGAGCCAAGTTACTGAAGGCGCTTCCCGTTCCAGGCGCGCAAGGTCCGCTGTGACGCCATCGCCCACGGCTTCGACATCCACCAGCCACGGCCCCGCGTGTGCGAGAGCGCTGTCAGGTGTGCCATGGAAGAGGGAGGCGAAGCCGTGCCGGCTGTCCAGGCGTTCACCACGATGTGTCTCGTATTGCAGGCCGTCGACCAAGCCATACAGGCGCAAGGCCGGATTGCGCGTTTGCAGTTGCGCCAGGCGCTCAGCAACGTCCAGCGTCATCGTTAGCCCCGCATCACGGTAGAGCTGCCGCTGGCGGCAGCCTTCATCAGGCATTCCAGGCAGACGCCGGAGGTGGTCGGTGCCGCGATGCTGGCGGCCTGGGCCGCCAATTCGCCGGTGTGGCTGGCACTTTCACTTCCCGACACCATATCGCTCGCCGTTCCAAGCGACTGGCTGGCGAGCAGGTGTGCCCCGCACGCGGTCTTATCCATGTGGCGGACGTAGGTGTTGCCCGCTCCGTCGATCACGATGCTGCTGCTTTTGAGGATAGGGAAGGTGCCTTTGCACTTCGGGCAAACCGTCATGTCGCCTGAGCGCGCCATGGCCTTCCCATACATGGTGGAAGTTATGTCGCCAGTGACGACGGTGCCGCCGTGGGAGGTCTTGTCTCCCACGACGATAAAGGGCTTACCTGCGGACATGGATTCCCTCAGTTGTGCGTGTTGCACCTGCCACTACTGGGCCGGGCGCGACATGCTAGCGGGCGTTGGTTCCGCTGGCTGCTGAAAGAATTTGAAATCTGATTTGAACAAGCTTCAGGCGGGCGTCACATTCATGTGGCGTCGCGGTGTGTGTAGTACACCGGCAGCTTGTCGCTCAAGATCGCGTCGGACGCCTCCAGGTCCCTCGCGTCGGGATTCAACCAGGCATCAATGTTTTCCGGCTTGATCGCGATGGGGCAGCGGTCGTGGCCGGCTTCGGAAATCTCTGGCGGCGGATCGTCGGTGATGATGGCAAAGGACAGCAGGTCTTTTTCTCCCGGCTTCGTCCATCGGGACCACAAGCATGCGACGAGCATGGTCTGCGGTGGCTCGGGCCGGAATTCCAGCACGACGCTTTTGCCTTCTGGCCCAGCAACATTCTCAAAGAAGGCATCCACCAGCACGAGGCCGTGCGTGTGGCCGTATTGGCCCTTCCAGAAGCCGCGCAGGTTGTCTCGGCGGGCGTTGTAGG